ATCGTCTGTAGACCCTTCTTCATTTAGAAATTCTAGTTCTTCTTCTAGATCATCTCTTTCTTCTATAAGATCCTTCATCTCTTCTTCTTGTTCATCGAACCAAGAACAACTTGTGAAAAGCTTTGTGGATCTTTCTTCTCCCAGAAGCTCAAGACTTTTGACGATATCTTCTTCCAACTCTTGAACAGTCGTAGGCGCATCTTCCTCCGTAGGAGAGCGAAGTCTACTGAGAAGCTCAAGAGCTTTAAGCGCAGAATTAGTATGATTGTTGTTGGTAGCATATGTATATTGTTTTTCAATCTCTGCAACATAATCAATGCTAGTCTCCATTTCCTTTTCAAGGTCTTCAATTCTTTCTTTTATAGCAGCAGTTTTTAACAGTCTACTACCTTGGTTGTGTGCAGACCTGCCAGAGTATCCAGCAGCTTTAGCAGCCTCAGTAGCATTCCGATACATCACATATGCTTGTGCAAACTTTTCTTGTTTCTCATTTAACATTTAGTTTTTCATATTGTTTCTTGCTACACCCTTCCACTTTTCTGCAGTACGCATACTACCAAGTCCTAGAAGAGCCATGATAAGGCTGATCAATTCATTGGTTTGTAATACTGGAAGAGTAACCAGAGGATACCATGTAACAATAACCCAAGATAGAATAGGCGCAAGAATAAACTGCCAAGCAAGAGCAAAGCAGCAGACCCACATGATAGCTGGCCTAGCCCCTGCAACAAACAATGAGGGGTGTTTGGCTTGCTCTATATTTGCTTGTGCTTGAGCAAGGTCAAGGCTGACTATCTGTTGTTTTAGTTCAGCCTCTAGTTTTGTCTTTAGGTCTTTATCCTCTACAAACTTATCGAGAACCTTACCCGCTATGCCAATAACTGACTCTGCAATTCCTAACATTGTTCTAGTAACTCCCTATATGTTTTCTTATCAGAATGATAACTATCTCTAAACACTTCAGATACAAGAGTATTATCTCCGTATAGTGTTAGATTCATTTCAATATCTTTATTGTTGAAAAGACGTTCGCAGTCCTGTGCCATAGCTAGAAGTTCGCCGGTAGTCCAGAAGTGTTTACCTCCTGTCTCCACCTTTAGATACTTATTCTTACCATCCTCTGTCTTTTCTTCCTGCATCTTTTCAGTAACCTCTGGAATGTTGCAATCAAATCCAAAAAGATGGAAGTTTCTAAAACCTAGAATATGTGTCATGCCTATAGCTCTCATAGCAGAACAAGTACCACCAGTAACAAATGTAGAATCTGGGGGAATATTAGCTCGTTTATCTATCTCTGCCTTTCCATTAACAGCTTTTTGTACTGCTTCAGAGAAAGCGTGCCAACCATATACTTGATCGGTTTTGTCTAGAAGATATTTAGTCACACTAACATCCGTCATAGACGCAACGAGAAACTTTGTTTTATTATCTATAACATTAAATAAATCTTTACGTAAAACTCCATGTGTAGACACTCCGTCAATAGGACGAGGATCAAGAATTACGCAAGCATATGGGTCAATATTATTTTGTATAAGTTTTGGATAGCTATGCTTTACACAAAAAACTGTACCTTTAGTCTTTTCAATAATATTCTTTAGCTCTATATAATTTAGAGACGGACCTGCAGATACAATGATAGCATGTTCTGCATTAGGTTTACAAGATTGTACAAATCCCCATTTCTTAATCAGGTTTACATTCTCATTGATACTGTCAATAATATAGTCCTTTGGCATGGAGTCTCGTGGACGAACTACAATAGGAACACGAGTTAATGTCTCTGGTAGAGGAGGTAGGTCATCTTTATTTAGAAGAATAGCGAGGTGAGAAATACCTCCTTCTCGTACTCTGTCCTGTGATGGCAGGACAACACAACGACCTTCTCTATCAGGATCGTCAAAAGAATGAACTAGTCTATTAACACTTTGATGGTTTTCGTCTACGATATTATCGTCAATATCTTTTGTAAAGTAATTATTAAAGATAATAACATCACAGTGTTTTAGATTTTCATAGTCACTCTTAACCGTAGCATCACTATGTCCACCATCAATATACGCAAAGTTAGCCTTTGCAATATCTTCCTTATGTTTAGCTAGAGTCTCCTTGCTGTCACCCTTATGTAGTTCATAGGTAAACTCTTTACCCTGTTCTTTCATTTTATCGGCAAACTGCTGTAGACGCACCCCAACTGCTGTAATCTTGTTATGGGGTTTACTGTTAAATTCTAACTGATCTAGCTCTTCTGTAGCATCCTCAAACAAATCAAAGCCAATGTAGTGAAGCTTGTTTTTAGTTTCAAAGGAAGCTAGAGCCATCTCTATAGCTCGTCCACCATTCCACGTACCTACTTCTACGATTGTATCACTACCATAGGTACGAACAAGGTCTGCAAGCTGCCTATAGCGAGGCATGGTAACGTCTGGTGATACAGCGGTATCAGATAGCTGGCTTTTTAGATTTCCCTTGTAGTGCGTCATATACTGCGATAGAGGGGAGTTTTGAAAAGCCGTAAGACCCTCTACATTAGGTGTTAGATTATGTACACGCATTCCATGTGCAGTATAAATCTTTAGCAGACGCTCAAAGATAAAACCATCATGCCACTCACGGTATGATACAACTTCTCCAATATCATAGCACCCACGTAGATCAGCAAGCATATAGATAGGAGAATCATAATTAAGATTAAAGGCAATAAAAGATGTTTCGCTGTAGTCTACATCCTTACGACCTAGATGTACAAGATGCGCCTTATTAGGAATGATTGCTCTAATCTTTTTCTCATTTATAGGCTTGGTTGTAACTGTATCTGCGTCAAGCCAGCAGAGCCAGCCAGCTTCTGCATCTTTGTCAGCCAGTTCTAAAGCATATGTAGTTAGAGCATAAACCTTATGACACCACTTAATAGCATCCATACGCCAGTTGTATGCTGTTGTTCCATTAGCTGTGCCATCGTAAGCAGCCATACGTTCACGATAAGCCAGCATATCTTCTACTTCATTTAGATTACGATACTCAATATTCTTTGCCTGTGGAAAAGAAGCAATAAGTTCTTCATCGCAATCGTGGTAGTAAGCTGTAAGGTGTAAGTCTTTATACCAGTTATCTACGACAGATTCAAGCATGTTCCTAGCATAACGCTCGTATCCATCTGCACTAAATGATGTAACAAATTTTATCATCGTTATCCTTTAATTACTCTGGTATAAAAGTCTTTCCACTCTTCAGCATACTCGTCATCTATCTCTCGCTTACCCTTCCAAGTAGGATAAACTGGTCCACCCGTTGTAAAGTGTACATTCTTTGGATTTACATCTGCGGCTGAAGTTCCGTCTAGCCAGTTCCATTCAACTGGAATATCTCCAATAGGAAAGACATCAACCCATTCAAAAGCATGTAACCAGCTTCCACTTCTAACATTAACATCCGAAATTGTCAACTCTTTCATCCAAGGATGATCACAATTCCATAGAACAAAAGATGACCAGTTCTTTCTGTTATAGATGGTTTGTACCTGCCCATCCATCTTTTCTTTTTCTTGAGGAACGTGCATATGCTTTACACAGCTAATAACATTCTCTTTATCTGATCCATATACATCAAATACTTCTGTAATGTCTGAACGAACAAACATATCAGCATCCATAAATAATGCTAGACCCGACATCTGGTTTAGAAATGGTACTAGAAACCTAGTAAAGCTAAACTCAGTAGAGAAGGGTTTGCCATCAAAAACATCAACCTTCGTGCCTTCTGAGTTATACTCTGGACTGCGCCAATACAAGCCAGCCCTGCGAACTTCCTTCTGTACAATAGGGACTATATTGTACGTATAGGTAGTGTGCATACGTATAGACTTATCTAGCACTCGAACATAGTCATGTTCACGAGGATCATAGCCTATGTATATTGTTGGTAGTTTATTGATAGGCAAACCTTGTACTCCTACTCTATCGTAATTTGTTTTGGTTTTTGTTCTTCTGGAATTTCCTTCTCAATTTCAATGTGAAGCATTCCATTTTCCATCTTACAAGATACGACACGCATTAAATCTGCAAGATAGAATACTCTACGAAAAGCACGTTTGGCGATACCTTTATACTTGTACATATCTAAAGGATCGTCTTCAGTCTTTGTTTCCTTTGTTGTCTTTACAACTAAAAGATTTGGTTCAATTTCCACAACAACATCTTCTTTTGAGAAGCCAGCTAAAGCCATCTCAATTACATATTTGTTATCTTCTTTATAGATATTGTGTGGAGGATACGTTCCTGAGTTTGAGAGAGACTGTGCTACGTATGACAGAGGCTCAAACTTATTTTCAATGTCTAGCATGAAGTTACGCATCTTCTCAAACTGAGGAGAAAAAGAAATTAGATTCATTGTGTATTCCTTTCATTAGCAAATACGAAAAAAGAGCAGTCCTATTTCTAGCAACTGCTCCTATATTATATAGTGCTATTTTTGAAAAGTCAACAACTTTATTTAAATTGTGGTCCTCTAAACCAACATACGAGAGAATATCTTTTACCCTTTGTTATCGGTGCTACTCTGTGATGTAGAAAAGAAGGAAAGACAACAATACTTCCCGTCTTACGCATACCTTTTATGCTATTATGTCTCTTTGTTACGTTTGGTGCACACCAATGCTCTATCTCAAAGTCACCACCTTCATAATCCTCATTCAAAGAAATACTAATAGAAAGTTTTCTAAAAAATACGTCATTCGGCTGCTCTACTCCCATGTCTACATGCCAGTCATAGAACTGTCCCGGTGCGTAGCACGATAGCTGCGGCGTTTCGTAGGATATAACATCGAAGTTCCAGCCAGCATCTTCGTTAGCCTTCTGAGTATATATCTGCATAATTTCAATTATATCTGGATGTGTGATCCAGTTAATTGAGTTGTTACGCACTTCTGTTTGTATCTCTGTTCTGTCTCCTACATAAACACCAGCTTCTTCTGCACCATCTTCCTTAAACATGGTAAGCATAGCATTACAGAAATCTTTTGGTAGTTCACTTTCATACAGATAATATGGATAAGGCCAGAGCATTATGTCCTTCTTTTAGACTTAATAGATTTGTCTGAGTTTCTGGCAAAGGTACTATTCTTTCTTCCATCACGAACACGTAGATTACTACGGCTATTGCTACCACCTTTGCTAAGAGGTACTTTGTGATCTACGTGCTTACCATCTCCTTTTTTAACTAGACCCTCACGCATAAGCATACGTCTAGCTTTGTTACGTGCTACACGTTTGGCAATATTCTTTGGTTTACTTTTTGTTACACGATTTTCTCTTTTATAATCTCTAGCCATGCTGTTCTCCCTAAATAACTTTGTTGTATACTTTCTTTATAATATTACTTCCTGTATGAGTAAATACATTTGGTAGGATGCTGTGTATTAGCAAACATATCGCAGCGAGAAGTAAAGAAAATGTAAGTGTATTAGCAAACATAAAATGCTGCCAATAAGACATTTTATTTTCTTCTAGATGTCTTCTAGTTTGCCCAAACATCTGACCAGTTACCTGACAAAGCACCCTTTGCGTAATCAGTAGCACGGTTCTCAAAGAAGTTAGTGTGAGTAGGAGCATTGATCATTGTCTCTACCCACGGTAGCGGATTGTTCTTAACTTTGTAGATGCCTTTCATGCCCATAGAAATGAGACGACGATCAGCAATGTAGCGAATATACTCCTTAACTTCGTAGTCTCGTAGTCCCTCAACCTTACCCATCTTGAAGGCTAGATCAACGAACTTATCTTCTAGAGCTACCATCTGTTCTGCAGTAGCATAAATCTCTGACTTGGTTTTGTCGTTCCAAACGTCACGGTTCTCTTCAATATAGGTGCGAAACAGCTTGATCATGCCTTCGGCATGTTGTGTCTCGTCTACGATAGACCATGTGACAATCTGTCCCATACCCTTCATTTTACCGTGACGAGGGAAGTTTAGCAACATAATGAAGGAGGAAAATAGTGCCAGACCCTCAGTAAACGCAGAGATCGCAGCAATTTTTAGAGGAATAGGAGCATTACTAGACACCTTATCCATAAAGAACTCGTGCTTATCTTTCATTGCTTCATACTCCAGAAACTCATTGTAGGTAGTCTCAGGCATACCTAGAGACTCAATGAGATGGGAGTAGGCAGCAACATGAAGTGCCTCACGAGCAGCAAAGCTGGTTAGCATCATACGTACTTCAGGCTGTGGGAAGTGTGGTAGATAATTGTCTACGTAACCACCAGCTACGTCAATGTCTGACTGTGTAAAGAAACGAAATATGTTGGTAAGAAAGTACTTCTCTTCTGTAGAGAGATTAGACTTCCAATCCTTAACATCTTCCAGCATAGGCACTTCAGTGTGCAGCCAGTGAGACTGTTCATGCTTCAGCCATGCGTCATATGCCCACGGATAGTGGAAAGGCTTGAAGTAGTTTCGTTGATCTTGAAGTTTAAGCTTTGTCATTTAACCCTCACAAGCTAGACATTCTTCACCAGAGGCTAGTGACTCCATATCAATCTCTTGGATGATCTGTCTCTCAATCTTACGAGAGACACGATCAGCTTTACCGATCTTCTCTGAACGACAATAGTACATAGTCTTTAGTCCTTTCTTCCAAGCCATGAAGTGTACAGCATGTAGGTAACTAATGTCAACGTCTGGTCGAAAGAAAACATTCAGCGACTGCGCTTGGTCAATATATTGTTGACGATCAACAGCGTGTTCAATGACCCACCGTTGATCAATCTCCATCGACGTTTTGAACGTATCTTTCTCAATGTCCGTAAGACAGCGAAGATGCTGTACACTGCCATCATTGGCAATAATAGAAGACCAGATTTTATCATAGTTAAGTTTATCATCCGCATCACACTTCTCCTTGATAAGCTTATCTAGAAACTTGTTCTTGTTTAGAAACGCACCACTAATCGTATCCTGCCGGTAGGCATTGGCTCTCCAAGGTTCAATGGAAGGGGAGGTATTTCCCATAATAATTGAACTAGAAGCATTGGGTGCAATCGCCATGACGTGACTACAACGTAGTCCAGTTCCTGTTGCGTCGGGAGCTTCTCCTCTCTCTGATCCGAGCTTTCGATTTGCTCCATCCAGTTCAGTTCGTATGTGCTTAAACATACGCATATTGACTGACTTTGCAATGGCTGATTCAAAGGCAATACCTTTGCTTTGCAGGTAGGCGTGAAAACCCAATGCTCCAACACCAACTGATCTTTCTCGCATTGCTGAAAACTTAGCACGGCTGATGGAGTCAGGAGCATTATCAATAAAAGACTGAAGAACATTATCCAGCATTTCAAGTACATCTGGAAGAAATTGTTTGTCCTTTGACCATTCATCGAAATACTCCAGATTAACTGAAGACAAGCAGCAAACTGCTGTACGTTCTGCTGATGTAGGAAGAATAATTTCTGAACATAGGTTTGATTGATGTACCTTTAATCCTTGTTGTTTTAGCCAAGTAGGTAACTGTTCATTAGAACGATCAATGAAGTGAAGATAAGGTTCGCCAGTCTGCATACGCATCTCAAGAATACGCTGCCACAGTTCCTTCGCAGAAACTACATCACATACTTTCTTGGTATGTGGATCACGTAGCTCCCAAGTATCGTCTGCATTAACATCCATCATACAGTTTTCAATCAGCTTCATAAAGTCGTCACTGATATTTATACCGTGGTGCATGTTCAAGCAGCGGAAGTTCTGATCACCAGTAGGCTTACGCATCTCAAGGAATAGAACAATATCGGGATGGTCAATGTCAAGGTACGCAGCGTAAGAACCGCGACGTGTCTTGCCTTGACGATAAGCCAGAGAAGAAGCATCGTACATCTTGAGATGAGGCATAACACCAGTAGACTTATCATCTGATGAC